TCTGGAAAATTGTTGGCTATCTGGCCAGCTCGAATCTGATTTATGAGGACGGAGATTACAAGCTGATTTATGCCGATAAAGTAACCCGCTGCTGGATGGAAGGTGGCGAATGGAAAAAAGACAAGATCCAGTACATTGAAGCCAAACAGTTGTTTTATCTCACTACGGCACGGGTATTCTCACTTTACAAAGGCCAATGCCTCAGGGAAGGTGATAAACCACTTCCTGAAGCCACTATTGAATACTATCTGAAGAACTCGAAAGCTTTCATGTTCGAGACAAAAAAGGAATCGTTTAAAAAGATCGATCCGCGAACCGGCGCCCAGGAGAAAACTTTAGATGGTAAAAATAAACGGACCAGTACAACAGCCTTTGTGTTCGATTACAAGATGCTTAATATCTCCATCGAAACCGGAGGAGATCCGGATGAAGAATCGGAGATCCCGGATGAATACAAACCGATTGCAAAACCGGTGGAAGTCCAGCCACAAATCAATTTTGAAAACAATCCGGAAGATCCGGAGAAAGATGATTTACCATTTTGAAAAAATATTATGGTAAAAAAACTAAATCTAAAACCAACCAGTAACACCGAACTAGCTGAAAAGTGGGGTTTAAATTTTAATCCATCACTGAGAGGTAATCTATTCATCCGGTGCAATGCTAATGGAATTGTAAATTGGGAAAAAGCCCCGGTTTATAATTCAGATGAATTGATTGGCAGAGAGAATGTAAACATCATAACTAACCAATAAAATACAAATCATGGCAAATTTATCTGATTTAATATCGGAATCTAACGCAGTTGAAGAATACAAATTTGGTTTAGGGTATTGCAAGAACCAGATTAAAGGGTGGAAGCGCTGGTATATGCGCAAAAATTCAAAATATCCGGCAATAATCCAGCTAAGGTGTCACTCTAGAGGTATTGATTCACGATTTTGGAGATATTATATTGAACTATGGATAAACGGAAAAATGGAAGTGCAGGAATTAATAACCCAGGAAGCCTATGATACTTTCGATTACGACAAATCGCTGAAGAAAGTAGAAATGAAAAATCTTGAATTTATTGAACTTCACAAGTTCACACCGAACCTTCCTCCGGAAGACCAGACAAAATCACATTAACCAATAAAATCCAAATTATGAAACAACATTTTATTCAGGTACAGAGCTACCAAACTAAGAACAAAGTACATTCTAAGGCACAGGAATACGTTGAGAAGTATGATGATTGCCTGATTGATGATGAAAAGCTAAAAGAATTAATCGCTGATATTCAACACAGAATTGAAGAAATCAATATAGCATATCCCAGATGCCAGGATATCCGGATTTCTCTTACAGCATTCACTGACGGACACCAAAGCATATCCGTAGAAGGTAATTTTCACATGAGTATTACTGAAGTTAAGCGGTTTGAATCAAGCTATTTAGAATCACTAAAAGCAAAACTATGAACGTACACTATTTCTACTGTCGTAAGCCCAGTGGCGGGTTTCACGATGTGACCATTCAAGCGATGATGGAACAGGATGTTTACTCACGGCCTCATGGATGCGAAGAAAAATCATTCACGATTATTGAAGAACTCCATATTTTCATAAGTACCGACATGAATCGGTTTCATGATTCAGAGTTTAAAATCAAATTCGGAAAAAATAGTTGTCATGGAGTTAGCGAGACAACGGTACGAGGCTTATACAAGCGGATGAAGGAAGATCATTTTCACCCTTCAGTTTCAGTGACAAAGCTGCAATACGAGCGTATCCGGAAGATTTGTTTTGCTCTATACAATAGAGAGAAGCAAATGAACTTTGACCTGGTGGCCGAGCCGCAAAAAGACAGAATAGTTGTATTAATGTGATCGATATGGCTGATCTTAGCATAGATGAAATTGTATCGAGAATTATAGATGCAATCATGGCACAACCATTCATATACCGGGAAAAGCTGATCGAAACGATTACTCCAGTCTTAAAAATTTGGATTAAGCAAACCGATAAATACAAAAAGACCGGTATTCCTCACATCGATAAACTGCAGCTAACCATCCAGAGCCGGGATATTCAGCAAAAATATTGGTTGAACAAGTTCAGAGAAGTTATCGGAAAAGAACGAATGCAGCCATACTACGATGAATTGAACGAGATCCTGACCAGAGAAGGTTTTAAATAGAAAATGGAGTAAAGGAGTAATTAAATCGTATCGCGCAGCAGCCAGATCCCGAAGGGTCTGGCTTTTTTAATTCAGTCCGGGTATCAATACTGCCCAACAAAAAGAAGGCGCCGTAATGACCGGAAATACCCTCCGGAGCGCACCCGGACACAACTTCCAATTATTCCCGAAGGCAGTATTCAAAAAAGGTATAACTAAGAATTTAGTTTAAAACCTAAAAGTAAGTGTAGTAAGCACTTCGTTCGTTTCCCCCCTTCCACCCCCCTCCAGAAAAAAATCATCAAAAATGAAGGAGAAAAAGGAAAGAGCGCGAATAGCGTTATTTAGAGTTAAAAATACTTACTTCGCTTACTTCTCTTACTTTTTCTTATATAACTATACTGTATTTCAATTAGTTAACTATACATAAGTAATGTTATTTACTTACTACAGCTTACTTTTAGTTACTTCGCTTACTTTTTTTTCCGAAAATTTACGACATAATTTTTTTACTTACTTCGCACTTAAAAACCTGACATATTGACAGTTAAACCCCGCGAAGTAAGCGAAGTAAGTAAAACAGTAAAATGGTGTCCAACTCTTCTGATTTTTTTATTTTTCAACACACCTTCTGCAATAATGTAAAATAGCTATCTTAGCACTGCTTCTATTGCCGGATTTTAAGTTAAACCTTTAAACCCGGTATATTCCCATGCTTAAAAACCGAAAGTATTCTCCAAAACCACAAGTTACTATCTCGCTTGAGCCTATTTTGGAAGCCTACCTACGATTTGTTTTTAAAACACCTGCTGATCAGGAAGCCATCACTATCAATATCAAGAAGGATTTAGGTAAACTAATACACTCTCACGTACAATCTAGCCATTGTTTCCGTAAAGGTCCTTCTATTAGTAATCCGATTACCATTATTTTGCCAGTGAACGAATCTAATCATCACGGAGTTATTACCGGGTTTCTTTGGATCGATGACTGGGGACTTCAAAAGATCGAAAACGGGGTAGAGTACGAATATAAAAAGTGGATCGAACGACGTTTTGAAAACGGATATCGAAAAAACTATAAACAGAAAGCAATTATAGAAGCCGTTTTGCGTGGGTTGAACGTTCGAAACAATTGCGCCAATTTCGATGCGATCAAACAAATTGACTTCAGAAAGCGGCAAACAGAGGAAGAATTGCGTTTCGAGTCGTTGTTAGAGTCTGAATATTAGATTTATATAAAATTATTTAATAGTTACTGTAAAAAAAGCCTGCAGAAACACTTAAAAAACTACCATGGAAACAAAACTTTTATCAACCGACCGACCAATTTCAATCGATTACGTTTTTCAGACAGATGTTGAATCGATCAGTAACATTGATGCAAATACCCGGGCCGTAATTTTTAAAGCCGGAAAAGCCTGGAATGCGATTGCGACCACCATCGGAACCATCGATTTTCAGGACTCACCCGAAGCAACAGCCGCTGGAACAATTTATAATAATAAACTTTCGGCAGTTTGTCCGGGTCACGAAGAAAGCACCCCGGGAGATATCTCCAGCATTTCAGGCCGTATGGTGCTGATCAGGATTACTTATAAAAGTGGTTTTAAAAAATTAATCGGCACGATGGAAGGAGCTCCCCGCATGTTTATCGATACATCTTCGAACATTATAACCAGCCGCAAATTAAAGTCCAACTGGAAATCAACCGACCCAAATTTCTGGATACAATAGTCCTTTAAATGCCATAGCACCCGAAGTAATATTGTATCTATGAGAGATACAGTATTACGACAGCAATGGCAGTTCCTGCTTACCTCGCAAATTTACCGTGGTTTGTGGGCGATGCATCCCGGACAGGCCATGTCTCAGGGAGCAACCATTCAGCAATTAATGAACCGTGACTGGGCTGGATCTGATCAGACTGAAGATCTGGACAAAACCCGTGGCCGTTCCGCTCTTCCTGTTGCTGTGATATCAGCTGCCGGACATTTGTTTTCAGGATCCGAATCGTTCGATAAGGTTCCCCAGGGATCAACCGCGGTAATTCCACTAAAAGGTACCATGCTGAAATACGGTACCATGTGTACATATGGAACCGAAGAAATTGCCGGACAAATTTTGGAAGCCGGTTCTCACCGTAATATTTCATCCGTAATTATCGACATCGATTCGGGTGGAGGTGCTGTTGATGCAGTGGCGCCAATCGTTCAATCGATTATCAAGATCAGGAACGAAGCCAAAAAACCTGTTGTTGCCAGCGCCGATTTATGTGCGAGTGCCGCCATGTGGGCAGCTTCGGCATGTACCCGCATAGTTGCCAATAACGAAATTTCTGCTGAATTCGGTTCTATCGGAGTAATGATGAGCTTCATGGATATCATTCCATACTACGAAAAGGAAGGTTTCAAATTCCATTCTATTTATGCTCCTGAGTCAGATTACAAAAACAAGCCTTTCCAATTAGCACTGGAAGGTAAGTACGAAGAAATTCAGAATGAAGAGCTTTCACCGCTTGCCCTTTCTTTCCAGAATGCCATTAAAGCCAACCGCGGTTCGAAACTTAATCTGGAAGTACCTGGATTACTCAATGGGCGAATGTTCTTCGCCAAAAATGATAAAGATAATTCACTTAACGCCAAAGAGGTGGGTTTGATTGACGAAGTTGGAACGTTTGACCTGGCTGTCAGGTTAGCGCGAGACTTAGCCAGATCAGCCTTTGTGGAAAAATACGTTCAATCTTAAATTTTACAAAAATGTTTAAACACGCACTGAGCATGGTTTTAGGCTTTTTGGGAATCGAAGCATTTGCGAAAGCAGATGGTAAATCGACACTTTCCGAAGAGCAGAAAAAACAGCTTTCCGAAGAATACGGAGAGCAGTTTGTATCCAAGTTCGAGGCTGATCTGGCAAAATTTGAAGCTAATGGAGAAGATCCACTACGCGCCCGCCTCGAAGTGAAACTGAACAATCTTGATGCTATCGTTGCAAAGCAAGAAAAAGCTCTGGAAACAATGAAAGCCGAGAATGTAACCCTTAAAGGACAGGTTGAAAAACTTGCCATTGTAACTGAGCCGGAACCGGCTGCTGAATACGTTTCGAACGAAAAAGGCAAAAAAGTTTTGAAATTCAAACCAAACATGGCACATCAGCACAATAAAATTGCTGCTGATTACCTTGCTGGAGATCACCGCGTACTTGCTGCCGGTGAAACAATCACTGTCGATTCGGTAATTTCCGAATTTGGCGCTTTGATTGACTATGTGAAGCTGGACATGATTGGCCAGATCTTCCAGGGCTTTGAAACTGCTCAGTATTTGAACTGGAAACGCGAAATTCATTCGTACAAGGCTGAAAAATCGTTGATCACTTCGGTGATTCAGCAATTTGTTCCAAAATGGACACCGCTGGGTGCCACCTCATTCACTCCGCTCACAATTCCATTGCGCCGGTTTAAAATCAACGTTCCAATTACTCCAGCTGATGTGAAAGATTGGATTTTCGGAATGTACGACGAATCGAAAGATTTGGAACAGCATCCGATTACTCAGTATATCGTTAATCAACTGATTGCCCCAAAAGCAATGGAAGATTTGGATGATATTTGCGCAAACGGTGAATTTGACGAGCTCGTATGGGCTAATGTTGATGATGGTGATGCTGGTCAGGATCCTTTGAAATCAATTGATGGTTTCCTTACTCAATTGAGTAAAGACAAAGCTTTGGGTGCAGCCAAAAAAATGAATTTCATTCCATTGGCATCGGTTATCACCGACGCTAATGTTTTGGCACAGGTGAACTTGTTTGTTGATTCGATCGACAAAAAGTACAAACGCCGCGACATGCCAGTGTTCATTGACCCAACTTTATACCGTATGTACAAACGTGCATACAAAAATAAATTTGGCGAAGGTTCTTCTGATCCTCAATTTGGTGGTGATGTGATTGATTATACCCGCAACCGGCTTGTTCCAATGTACAACCTTACCGAAAAGGGTGCAATTTTTACCACTCCAAAAGAAAACTTCATCGGTTTGCGTCACATTAACGAACCAGGAGCTACCAACCTTAAAATGAAATCGTACGATTACGATGTGCATGTAATTGGTGAATTCCGTTTCGGTATTGGTTTTGCAATTGCTGAAGCTGTATTCTATTTCATTCCTGATGAAGTAGTTGATTCGGCCGGTGCCGGTGTATAACCCATAGAGCAGCCCCGAGTAATCGGGGTTGCTTCTCTAATCTCTAAATAATTAAATATCATGAAATTGATTTTATTATATGTACCGGTAAGCGTACCAAAAACGGGAGCAAATCCCGGAAGGCCAAAAGGAAAAGACGAAAATATCATCATTGTTCGCACTGCTGATATTGAAACATTCCCGACCCGTGACGCCAATGGCGTGAAAAGTGTAGCCCTTTCGAACTTAGTTCTGAAAACAGGCGCAAAAGCCATTGCCATTTATGCCACCCCGTCAACCATCAAACGGTTTGATACCGGCGAAGGTGATCCTGATGCCAAAGGTTGGCTGAATAACCTCGAATTTGAACATCCTGGTGATGAAGTTGGACTGGAAGAATTTTTGGAAAACAACATCAATGAAAATTTGATTGCGATTTCCAGCCGTCGCAACTGGGCCAGTGTGAAAATTCACGGTACCATTGAAGAGCCGCTTCAGTTTGATGCTGAACAGCAAGATGACAAAGATGGTTTAAAATCGACTATCAAATTGAAATCCATCATGCGCGGTCCTAAATCGATGGTTTACCTGGGAACAAAACCAGCTCTCGATACCGATAGCGGTGGTTTAGGAGTTTAAGCCGATTAAATCCAATACGTGAAAGCCTGCAGATATCCTGCAGGCTTTTTTTAGTCCTTTTATTGCAATTGCAAATCAGGCAAATTCGGTAAACTCTAAATTTTATCAAATGGAAGTACCTGTTATTACACTACAAAACACGAAGGCCGAAATATTTGCAGCTTACCAGGGAAAGTTGCAATATATTGATGATTGCTTAAAGGAAAATCAATGGCTTCAGGATCAACTTAAAGAATGTAAAAGTCAATTGGAAGCACCTGCAAATCAACCATTGGCTGAACTAATCTCAAAGCCTGAACATGTAACCGTTTGTATTCCTTATGTGAGAAGCTTAGCACAGGGTAACGAATTACAATTGGCTATCCGCGGATGGGCTGAAAACTTCAAGCAAGGAATGAACATTGTCGTGATCGGTGACCGTGAAGACTGGATGAACGATTTGGTTCATGTGATCGAATGTGAACGGATCAGCAACAACCCACCACTCGATGTGGTACATAAAATGATGCTGGCCATTGAATCTGACCAGGTAACTGATAAATTTATCTGGGCAAACGATGATCAGTATCTGATTTCTCCTTGTATGCTGGCCGATTTTGAAACCTTGAAATGCACAGGGAAACTGGGTGATAAAAACATGGGATCAACCCTTTATCAGCAGAACAAAAAACGAACCTTCGATTTTCTTGTCAAACATGGAGCCCCGACATGGGATTTTTCAACACATACTCCATTTGTGTTTGAAAAGGACTTATTAGAAGATATGATTAAATCTTTTGAGCTGACCAAGGAAGCTCATTTGGTTGCAACATTATATTTCAATTGGTATTTCCCATATTTTATTCCTTACGAATGTGAAGGGCCGATTGCACTCGAAAACGATAACCTAAAAGTTGGAGTTTACCGTCAGAATGCCGATTTGGACCGTCTTAAAAAACTGATGCCCCGGAAAAAGATTCTGAGCAACTCTGAAAGCGGATGGTCACCGGCCCTTTCCGAAATATTGAACAAGCAATTTGCCTCTAAATGCAGGTTCGAAAACTAACACTAAAGAACGACCGGGTAAGGGTCGTGGGATGGATGAGAAGCGGCGCACCAACGAAAGAAGGTGTGTCGCTTTATGCATCCTTATTCCCGGATCCGGTTTTTCTGGCTAAACTCAAAAAAGATCCGGAAGGGAATCGTGAAGAGTTATACCTGACTTTTTGCGCCATGCTGGATATTACTTACCAACGATTTGAACAGATAGTAAACGAATGGCATGCAAAAGAAAAACACATACCAAAACGTACAGAACGAAGTAATGAAGCAAAACAGCAAGGTGCTGGATCATTGCCTTCAAAAGTTGAAACAAAAAGGAATAGCTCAAGATCCTTCCGTAACGATTGGCCTTTCCTCTCCAGACCGGAATGTCCTCCGCAGCTTAAGGCATTAGCAGCTGATAAAATTAGTTGCTGGGAGCGATATACCGAAGCCCATAAACAACTGTTCGATTGCTCCAGTGTGGAAGAGTGTTACCAGGTTGCTTACACCCTGATTGAGAACTTCAAGGAAAACAGACAGATTTTTGAGGAACTTGATTACTATAAGCAACATAAATCGGTTTTGGGTTTGCATCGGATATTTGGGCAATTTAAGCGATTTGACGAACTCAGGGGCAAAAAGCCTATCGAGCTATTCAAATTATATAACGACACATTACCGCACCGGATTTGGCGCATCAACAGCGAAATAAAGAAAGGCGATAAACCCCACCTGAACGGTGAACGGGAACAACGACTAGCCGAAGTGCAGGCAGAACTGGCAGAGGTTAAACGATTATTGGGCATCGATGGGTAAATTCTTCGACATAAAGGATCTGAAGCCAAAGCCAATTGAAAAAGGCGAAGAAACGGGGATATCGACCAAAGAAACAAACTCGAAGTCGCTCCGGATCCGCTTTGATGAAATGCACGAACAGAAGATTGCAACCATCAAAATGCTGTGCGGTCGTCTTCCGGAAGAAAATGAAGTGTTTTTCCTGGAATCAACCAACAGCTTCAATGCCTTTACTTTCATCGTTTACCTGATTAAACATGCCGGACGAATTGATGACCTGTTCATTGCAACCTATTCAATCAATACCCGGATCCTGGATAGTTTGTCTTCGAGGATCCACAACAATGAGATCGGAGAAATCTGCCTGTATATCGCTGAAAGTATCAGGTACCGGATGCCGAAAGTAAAGGACCAGCTCGACATGATGATCAAGAGCATGGATAATTTTCAGGTTGAATATGCCTGGACACATAAAAAAGTGATTGCCGCCCGTGTGGGCGATGCTCATTATGTGATCGAAGGATCGGGAAACTTTTCGGAAAACAGCGCAGAGGAACAATACATTTTCATGAGATCAAAACGAATTTATGAATTCAGAACCGGATATACTAAGTGAATGGCCCTTTTGGTTTCCGCTTAATGAAGTTGAAACCCTTGAATACATTGCCGCAGTTGGCTATACTCCTGAAAAGGTTGCCATGTATTTTGGCATCGACCGGGAAACATTCCTGCAGGAGTTTTACCGTGAGGACAGCCGGATCAGGTTCCATTATGAGCGTGGGATCCTGGTGAACGAAGCAAACGAAACGATTGCCACTCAAAAAGCAGCCAATGAAGGAAATGCCACCCAGGCGCAGCGCCTTGACAAACGACGATTTCAAATCAGATTTCAGGAATTGAAAGAAAGGATTATTTATGGCAAAGAATAAGTTCGAAATAAGCCGCTATCATGAAATTGCTGAATACATTGAAACCGGCAGCAAATCAAATCTTACTCCGGATGAGATTGATTATTTGGACATCCTTGTCAAAATGAACTCGATGCGTCGCCGGTATGGGATCAACGAAACGATTGCCTTCTTCAGTAAAAAGCCGTTTGATATCAGTTTGTATCGTGCCAAACAAATGTTCGAGGAATCAATCAATTTGTTCTATTCCGATGAAATTATAGATAAACGTGCTGCACGTAACCTGAAAGCCGAACAATTTGAACAGGCCGCACAACTTGCGTTGGAGGGAGCCACCTGTATCAAAGATCTTGAAGTTTACCGGGCATTGCTTTGGGATAGCTACAAAGCCCGCCAATTGGATCAGCCCGACCCGATCAATATTCCAAAAGAATTATACGAACGGCCAATCAAGATTTACACCATGAACCCGGTTCAGGCCAAATTACCACCAATCGACCGCAATGCCCTGGCTAAAGAAATTGATGAACTGGATGAGTCAGCCGCGGACAAAAAACGCTGGAAACAGGAAGCAATGGTTGAAGATATTGACTTTATTGAGATGCTCAATGACCAAACCGACGAAGATTGATCTGGACCGTCCGGACGTTGAAGTCCGTTACATGAACTGGTTGGCGCAAACCAGTGGAATAATGATGCCCGGATCACTTTATTTCATTGGTGGCCGGGGATCGACCAAAACAACCGCGTTTCAGGCTGAACGGCTTCAGGAAATGGTTTACGATATGCCGGGAGCTCCTGTTGCCCTGGTTGCTGATACGTTTACAAATCTTCAGAAAAATGTTTGGCCAACCATGCAGGAAGGTTTGCGCCTCCTGGGATGGGAAGAGGACATTCATTACGTGGTTGAAAAAGAACCACTCGAACATTGGAAAGAAAAGCCAATTAATATTATCTCCAGCTACAAACACACCGTTATATTTTTCAATGGTTTTAACCTCACTTTTATTTCACTTGACCGGCCATCAACAGCAGCCGGAAAATCTTACGTTGCCATTATTGGTGATGAAGTAAAATTCTTCAGAGAAGATAAGATTGCCAAATTAACCAAAGCCGTTCGCGGATTTAAGGTCAGATACGGGCAATCTCCATTTTATCGCTCGCAGACTTTTACCACCGACATGCCGAATAAGAATTTGATCGGTGAGCATGACTGGATCCTGAAGCATCGCAAAAGAATGGACGTTAAACAAATCGTTCGGATCCTGAAAGTTGGATTTGTTTACAATGACATCAAAAAAGAATATGTAATCGCTAAAGATTCAGGCGACCGCAAAGAATTGGCAATTGTCAAGCGTAAACTAGATAGATGGGAAGCGCGTTGGAGAAAGGTTCGAAAGAAATCTGTATTCTTTTGGGTGGCTAGCTCATTCATCAATGCCGATATTTTAGGAGTTGATTTCTTCTCTGAAGAGTTCGAAACAGATCTGGAAGACGTTGCACAGGCAATCCTTTCACTGAAGCCAAAGTTAATGGCCGGCAATCGCTTTTATTCAAAGCTTACAGAAAAGCATTTCTATCAGGATGGGGCCGATGCACACTGGAGTGACTATTTCGGGATCCGGGATACAGAAGATTGCAGGATCCTGGCTAAGTTGGATAAGACAAAAGCCATTGATGCCGGTATGGACTTCGGTAACATGATGAGCATGATCATTGCCCAGGATGGAAAGAAACGAGACTATAATTTACTGAAAGAGTTATATACATTACCACCTAATTCAATCAGACAGTTAGCAGATCAGTTCATTGAGTACTTCAAACCACACGAAGAGAAGACTCTTAATCTGTACTATGACCGTGCTGGTAACAACTACAACAAATCAGGACAGGACCTTGCATCTCAAATAAAGAAAGCAATTGAAAAGAATGAGGAAGGCAAACGTACTGGCTGGAAGGTTATACTTCGGTCAATTGGACAGGCTACCATTCATTCAAACACTGAGTATAACTTCATGATCGATCTGCTATCTGAGACTAACACTGCTCTGCCTGTTGTGTGTATTGATCAGTTCAACTGTCCATGTCTCAAGTCTTCGCTTGAGAAGGCACCTTCAAAGGTTGTTACACGTAACAATCGTAAGATGATTGTCAAGGATAAGAAGAGTGAAGGCCTACCAATTCATAAGCTACCCAAAGACTCAACCAACTTCTCTGATGCGTTCAAGTATCTGATGTGTCGCAAACAATGGCTCAACCTAAACAAGGGCATACGCAAGCAAAGCTCAGGTGATTTATCCACGGTGGGATAAATAAAAGTTACCCCTATTACATTAAAAGAGGGGCATGGTATCCATGCACCCCCAACCTAAAACAGGTTGGATTTACGAACCTGAGGGTCAGGCGGTTTATCATATTTCCGGCCATCGCGACCCTTTGCGACTGCAAGCACGATTGAGGGCGGGCTCGGAGTCAACCTTCAAACAACAAAAAATTGAAAATTTTTTAGTTGGTTTTTGGTCTGGTTATCAATAATTTAACTGGTTTCGGTTTTTGCTGGATGGCGATTTGTTGACCGGTTGATTTTGGAAGTTGCCCCGAATGCGATTTTTTGAGGTTGATTTTGCCGGATGATTTTTGGAAGTTGCCCCAGATAAATTTTTCAGGTTTATGATTTTGCTTGTTATTTGAAATGGTTCTTAATAGAGAGGCTGATAAATGGCTTTAAATCGCTTAACTCAATGTCTGATCTGATTTTTGATGAAAACTTTTTTTTCGTGCAATTGATAAAAAGCCAGTTGTTTAAATGTGTCAATTTGTTTTTAATATGCTGATTTGTAATACTTTGAATGAATAATAAATTTGCACAGGTCAATAAAAAGATGTAAATTAGTATTAGAAAATGAGAGGGAAACCAATCTGATTCTATCCAAATCCAATTTGTTTAACATTTAAAAATTAATGTCATGGTAGTAAAAAAAGTTACTGCGCCTTTTCAGGTGCAAAAGGGAGAGAACACCCCAGAATTAGAGCAAAAAGCTTTGCCAGTTTCAACCGAAACACCGGAAGCAAAAGAACCCACACCAGAGGAACTAAAACAAGTTATCGAGGACCTTAACAAAAGGCTTTCAGCAATTCCCACAGACCTAAAAACACGGGTCGAGTATTTCAACAAAAAAAATGAATTGATCCGCAGACTTTCAAAGCTTGACACAGACAAAGAAATTCTTTCCAATCACCTGGACAAACTTTCTGAAATTGCTGCAGCAAATGAATTTGAGAGTGAAGAGTATTATCTGAACATCGAAGGCGGTAGCCAGTACAGTAAAAAAGCAGTTTACACGCTAAAAAATCCGGTTATTATTGGTGAACTCATTGCCTTTATTATCGGAAAGATTGACAGCAAAAGGGATTCATTGAAAAAGGAAATTGAAGCCTAAGTAAAAGCGAAAAGGGGGTATCCCTCCCCCTTTTCAATCCAAAATTTGTTTAACATCAATAAATTGACATCATGAGCAAAGATACAGAATCAACACGGAAAGAACAATATTTGAAGAAAAGAAAAGAGTTAATTGAGCTTTCTCGATTTGTCCGGATGGGCGTAAAATCGGGAGCCTACGACAGTGTTAACGAAGGACTAAAAGAAATCTATCAGGAGACTAACTCCGAGATTGAAGAGTTTAAAACTTTTTGGCAATGGAAGGACGAAGGCGCCACAGTTCGCAAAGGACAAACAGCCTTTTTAATCTGGGGGCAACCTCGCAAGGGTGAACAGGTACCCGAAGGAGCAAACGAGCCAGAGGAGTATAAATATTGGCCTGTTTGTTACCTGTTTGCAAATACACAGGTTTACAAACCAGAACCGGCAGCAGAACCGGAGACACAGACAGAACCAGAGCCAGAACTTGAAACCGTTTCAGGCGATGAATACTAATATTCCAACTTTGGCCGAAATTGAAATAATTTACCGGCCAAAATATAAAGCATCCGAACTGCCTAAAGTGGTTACATCTGCCGATGCATACAGCTATTTAAAAGATATTTTTCCAAGTCTGGATTATCGGGAGTTTTTCTATATCCTATGCCTGAATCGAAATAATAACGTTTTGGGTTTCTGCCAAATTTCTGCAGGTGGTTTATGTGGTACGGTTGCCGATGTTCGAATGATTATGCAAACCGGATTGAAATCAAATTCATGCAGTTTAATTTTAAGCCATTGCCACCCGTCAGGAAATCTAATCCCGAGCGAAGCCGACAAAGATTTGACAAAGAAAATCAAGGAGGCCGGCAAAGTGCTAGACATTGCAATCTTAGATCATCTTATTATTACTTCTGAATCTTATTTTTCGTTTGCGGATGAAGGTTTAATGTAATTATTTTCAATCGCAGGGGTGGCTTATATGCCATTCCCCGGCGCGCTCAAAAAGGAGTTCCGTGCCGCCAGGCTTCGCCTTATTTTCTTCGTCAATGTTTCCTTCCTTTGTCAGTAAACCGGCACTCTACCGTATTTATTTATCTGATTTTTGACGATTAAATTCTCTCACTAAATCCCAATTCAAATTTAACCTTACAAAAAGGGGCTTCTGCTTGACTCGTATTGTTAAATCGCCGTATATTGCAGAAACCATAAATCAATCACATGAAAAAACTATTCTTCATTATCCTTCTTTGCAGCTTTTCTGTTTTGCTTCAAGCTCAGAAAAATTACTTATTTGAATTGAATGGTAAAAAATTAGCTAAATCACAAAAATATGCACAAAAATCATCCGGTGATTATTTAAGGCAGGCAGGAACCTGCTATCTGGTTGGAATAGGTGTTGCAATTACGGGATCTGCAATTTCTGTAATTGACATGAATAGCGGTGAAATCAATAATTCAGCTGCAATTATTGGAGGTACAACGGCTGTTGGTGGATTGGTACTAACAATTATCGGACATTCTAAATTAATAAAGGCAGGTAAAGCACTTGATGCAGAGCGCAAAATTACCTTAGTTCCTTCATCTTCTGGATTAGGACTTGCACTTAAATTTTAATTGAGATGAATAAAATATTGATAGTCATAGTTGTTTTATTTTTGGTGTCCTGCAGTAATGGCAATGAAATTTCTCAATTAAAAGAAAATCAGAAAAAGCTCGAAGCCAGAATTGATAAGCTCGAAAAAGATATGAAGGAACAAATGAAAATTGATTCAATTCTGCTCGAAATTCAAAAGCCACAGCCCGGATCACTTCTTTATGAACTCGATCACAAAAAAAATAGATAGTACATATTGTTATTCAATTATGTATTCATACATTTGTAACGCTTACACAACACAACAGGGTTTCGGAATTCGCCTTTAATGCAATTTCAACGAGATTTTTAAATATAGAGCTATCGGGATCAACTCTCTTTCGGGTTTCGGCCTGTTCGTGGTTGTGTAAGCACCCGGTGGCTCTTTTTGTTTCATTTAATGCTTACACAACCATGAGTAAAAAACAAGCTTTCAAACTGATTTACAAGGTAGAATCAGAAAAATTAATCGAAGTCGTTAGAGTAGCCTGGGAAGTAATTTCCGAAATGGGCCTGGAACCCGAAACAATCTCCCTGCCTGATGGCCGGGCAATTCCCTGGCACGCCACAGCAGCTCACCAGTTCGCCGCTGAAGGAAGTATTGACGAAGAAAAGTTTATTGAATGGTCTCTCTCAGAACAATAATTCATAAATTTGAACTATGAAAGAACTCCACGAACAAGCATTTGAATTGGTTGAACGCATCTTTAAAGATTGTGATCATGAATTAAAACAGTTCACTTATGGAGATAGAAGCCATGTTAAAATTTCTGCTCCTCAGGTTTTTATTGATCTGTTAACTGAAGGCTACAAAAACGCTTTCGGAATATGGCCACATAGATCTCCTGAAGGAAAAATTTATTTCCGTGATATTGAAGTCATTCCAAATTATGAAATGGAAGTTGTTTTATTTCATAAGAATTATCCTGAAATCCAGGATCAGCGTTTGATCTATAAGGTAAAGTTAAATTCAGGTAAAAATGTTAGGCCAGGAGAATTCAATAAAATTCATTTATCAAAAGACGAAAACGGGAATTTAACTGCAACTTCTTTTTTTTAAGTTCCAGATAGGCCTGATATACCTCCATTTGATCCTACAAAACTTTATTATTTCAAAGCAGCTCCCGGGCTGCTTTTTTTGTCCTTCACCGCTTACTTTACTTCCGGTACCTTTAAATAAAAAAATGATCGCACTGGTACCCACCTGCAACCGTCCCGAATTGTTTGCCCGGCTTGTATCCAGGCTCGAAGGATTTGAAGTGATTGGATTCGTCAACAATTCGACGCCTGAAAATGAAGAACAATATTTAAAACTGAATTTACCTGAAGATACAACCTTAGTTTTTACCGGCATTAAAGGCGAACCAAAAGCTTGTCATGTAATGATGTTTAAAATCATGCTACAATTTGTTCACGATGAATGCCTGGTGATTGAAGATGATGTTTTTCCCTGCTCAAACTTTTACGATGAACTTCAAAACCGGATCAGCACACTGAAAACTGAGACTGATCACTTCGTTTTAAGTCCGATTTATCTGCCAGAACGCAATTCCGATTTTTACACTGGAGGCAAAAGTAAGGCCGTAAAGATTGGCCCTTACCAGTTCATTGATCAGGCCTGGGTTGATGGCAATTTTTACATGACCTCCGCAGTTTTGGCCGCGATGAAACAATGGTTATCCGGAAAAGTGAAATCCTATCCGGCATCGAGCGGTATAGGAAGGCGAAATTCATTTGAAATTTACCGGCGAAAATGGAAAATGTACACTGCAATACCCACGCTGGTAGAACATTTAGATCAGGATAGCGTGATGTTTGGCGACCGTCGCAAAGAAATCCCATTGATCGCCAAGTTTTAAAATCTGTCCTTTTACCCTCGATTGCCGCGCTATAGCTTAGTATCATGAAAGTTTACGAAGCTATAGACCAAATGCGGACCATCTCAAAACAGGGTGGCGAATTCTCCATGACTTTTATGGGTTACTCGGAAACTGCCGGAAAATCTGACGGTCCGGTATCGGTCGACCGTGCCAGGCTTCGCGCCCGGCCAAACTCCGATCAGAACCGGAATGCCGAAATGATGGAAGCTTACACCAACCTTGCCACCGGAGAAGCCCGCCAATTCTATCAGCCTTTACTCATGATTTTTAACGGACAAAAAATTGATTTGGAATGAAAAATAAACCTGATGTGATTGTAAAAGGCGACTCCGGAGTGATGAACATCCCGGATGTTGGTGTATTCTCGTTTTATACCGGCGCCGGAACTACCGACGATATGTGGAGCACGCTTGTTTTGAGTGATAACGGAGTACAATGGGAAGCATACCCCGATCTTATTGGAGGCAAAAAGATTGTTCCATACGGCTCAAACAACAATCTGCCGGTCGTGATCCGGAACATGATGGAAGAAAACAACCTTGCTCCGGGCATCCTTGAGCGCGAAATGGGTTTACTCCATGGTCAGGGTCCGCAGTTGTATGTCGATAATGTGGTTAATGATGATATTGTTCGTAAATGGACCTTCGATCAGGAAATATGGGACTGGCTGAAATCGTGGAATTACCGCCGTTTCATCGACATGAGTACCGTTGAATACAAATATCTCAAGGGAATATTTGTAAAGCGATATCTCCGCCGTGGCGCGCGTATTGGTCGCAATCCTGAATTTGTTCTGGAAGTATGCCCGGGAACTGATGCACGTTTGGCATGGGTCGATTCGCGTCGACTGGAAGATGTTCCAAACATTTTTACAGGCGATTTCGAAAACAGTTGCTCCAGAACAGGAATAAAGACCTGGCCGATTTGGGACAAATACGATCCGTTTGGCCTTGGCGCTTCAATGAGCTACCACAACTCTTACTCGTTCGCTCATAACTTCTATTCAATACCGGCATTTTGGGGATCCCGTAAATGGATCAACCGGTCGAGTGATGTTCCGGACACCCTGAAATATTTATCTGATCAGGGATTAATGGTAACCCATCATATTCATTCACCAGGCGCTTACTGGGCTGAAAAACGTGATAAACTTGAAATCAAATTCCCTGGCAAACCTGATTCGTACATTGATGAGAAACTGAAGGAATTGAAAACAGAAACATTCAGGTCGATTTCGGCAGTTCTATCCGGGAAAAAGAATGTGGGCAAATTCATTGAAACGGTAGATTTCTGGGATGATGAAGCGCAGGCAATTGTAAGCTGGAAGATTGAAGCCATCGACCAGAAAACAAAAGATTTCATTGAAGCTCAAATACTGATATCAGATAAAGCCGATGCCGCCACCACTTCAGGAATTGGCTTGCACCCGGCACTTTCAAACATGATGATGAACGGTAAATCAGCCTCCGGATCCGAAATGCTTTACGCGCTTAAATTATACCTGGCATCTGACACCACCATTCCGGAAGAGGTCATTTTTGAACCGATCAACCAATGTATTGAAGCCATGTGGCCCGCTAAAAAGTGCCGCCTGGGATTCTATCACAAAATTGTGATGAAAGAAGAGAATGTTGCACCAACGGATCGCACCGTTTCAAACGTATAGCCATGATTTTCAATAAAAACAGCAACGGAAACGAAGAATTACGCACCCAAACAGGTTCGTACTACAAATCGAACGAGTTCGACAAAATCAGCGTGAAAGTGATGCTGGCTTCCGAAGATCTGATTTTACTCATTGGTAAGGCCATTTTCGACCGCGCCGAAACGCACTATCTGAGCGACAATTACCTGTCAGTAACTGAAGTTTTACCGGTACC